CTTGGCACTTATCCAAGACTGGCCCTGTGTCGTTCCACAGCCTTGAGATGGGCAAGAGTGAACTATACAACCGCATCATCGCAATGGAAGCTTCTGTCTATCTCGGCAACATTGAGAAGGGAACGATTAGAGATCACGAGTGGCAAAAGATAGCTCAAACAATTAGACAGACCAAACACGAGCTGGCCATCCATGACAAGTCAGGGCAGACCATCCAGCAGATTAGGGCACTAGCCAACAGCGTGAAGTCTGATGGCAAAATAAAGGCGATTGTCGTTGACTACCTTGGCTTGATTCAGGACACCGAGAAGGGCCGAAAGCGTTATGAGATGATTACCGACATCTCTATCGGGCTAAAAAACCTTGCCAGAGATCTAGAGGTTCCGGTCATCGCACTAGCCCAGCTCAACCGAGGACCAGAGCAACGAAAGAACTCGGAGCCAGACATGGCAGACCTCAGAGATTCAGGTGGCATTGAGCAGGATGCCGATGTTGTTATCTTGCTGCACCGAGAGCAGGTCGAAGGTGACCAAGAGTGGGAGCGTTCCCAGATGATTCTCAATGTCGCAAAGAACCGACATGGCACTACAAACAAAGCGTGGCTCAAGTTCGAGGGTCACCATGCCAGAGTTGTCGAAGGCTAAGATTATGGCGTGGATGACAATGTGGCACTGTGTTGCCGATGTGGAGCGACTTGGAAAGTCAACACGCATAAACGAAAGAGGAAAGACCTCAAGTGCCAGTCCTGCCGTATGCACCGAGCCTTGGTCATCAAATACGGCTCTGAAAAGTGCATCCCTTGGCAAGGCGAGTTTGACAAAGAAACCCTTACTGTGCCAATCTTTGATGGCCTACCAGTCCTACCTGGCATTAGATCCTGTGGCCACACAGACTGCACCAACCCCAATCATGTCTTAGGTGACCACTAAAGTAAAACAACAAGAGATAAGGAAAAAGAGATGGCAAGTATCAAAGTAAAAGGCACCATTAGCCGAGTATTCTACGAAGGCAAGGGCATCGAGCTGACCGAGGCTTACACAACCAAGGCTGGCGAAACAATCAACAAGCGATACACAGTATGGCTAAAGGCACCAACAACTTATGACATTGGCGATGAACTAACTGTTGAAGGGCTTTACAGCTCAGAGATTGACAACTGGACCAACAAAGAGGGCGAAGCCAAGCAGTCAATCAAGGTAAGCATCAACAACCCTTACATCACCCCAGCTGACCCAGCTCAGGTAGTCAAGTCGTTGTTTGAGCCAACCCACGAGCCAAGCCCCTTTTGAAAAATCTCCGTTGGCTAGTCCCAGCCCTAACCGCTGGGGTGCTGATTAACCTATCGCTCAACACCACTAGCGTTCTTGGTGGTCTGGGACTGGCCTTCGGTCTTATCTACGCCATTGCTGCCATACTTGGAGCATGGGAACTACATGGCAGAGGTAAGTTTTAGCATCACCGGCGATCCTGCCAGCCAAGGTTCACACGCAATAATGCAAGGCCGAATAGTCCAGGTCAACAGCAAGAAACACAAGGCTTGGCGAACTGCCATAGTCAACGAGGTCATTGCGACCCTGCCCCCAGAATGGGAGCCGATTGACGGCCCCTGCGAGCTGATAGTCAATTTCTACATGCCAAGAGGTAAATCTGTGAGTCGGGGGTTGCCTACTGTAGCCCCCGATCTCTGACCGGCTTGACAAGTTAGTTAGAGCTGTAGGCGATGCCCTAGCCATTGCAGGGGTCTATACCGATGACAGCAGGATCACTCGCATCTCAGCCCGAAAGCTGTATGCCCAAGGCATCGAGCCAGGGGCCACGATCACTGTCAAAAGCCTAGAATAACGACACGCCGAAAAAGGCAAAAAAACCTAAAAATCTCCCAAAAAACTCAAAAAACAGGTATAGAGTTTAGACATGGCCCAAGGGGGGCCGGTTAGGAGATTCAAATGAAAGGTTGGCTACTTACAGTCAGCGTGTTTCTATCCTTTGGCATGACACTTGCCATACAGGAATACAGCGTCACACTAGGCTACCTGATTGGCTGTGTGCTACTTGCAATCCACTTCCTAGTTATCGCACTTTGGTTTACTCGCAAGGGTGCCAGATGAATAAGAAACATCTCGCACAAGTCCTAGAGGAAGCAAGGCTCTGGACTAACGCTGAGTACGAAGCTAAAGGGGGCAACCCTGAAACAGACAAGTATCACATCCAGAAACAACTTGCCAGGCTAACCCTGCTGCAACACATCCAAGACACCTACATAGAACAGAGAGAAAATGGCCAACTATAACCCTGAACCAATCGAGTTTGCAGTCATGGACTACAACCCGAACCAATACAACTTTGGTGTGGCTAAGTCTGACGGCATCTACATGGGCCGAAAACTAATGAAGGATGAAGTGCTAAGACTTATCAAGGCTGCCTATCCTCAGCCAACCAAAGCAATCACAATCATCATTGACCTAATCGAAGGGGTGCCAGTTGATACAAATAGCAGTTTCTCAGATTCCACAAGATAAGCTCGCTGCCTACATCAAGGGTCGCAGAGATGAGCAGAAGGCAGTTGAGTCGCTTATCCAGGCGATGCAGATTGACCGAACACTCGACATCGCAACAGGGCACATGATCATGGGCTACCTAGCAAACATTGACAGAAGGCCAAAGGTAGAAGCATGACCAAGTTTGACTGGGCTAAAGCCAACAGAGCTGAGATGCCTAAAGTTACCAGACCCAACACAGAAACCCAGAAAAGACAAGAGGCAGTTGCTCAGGCCTATGCCAACGGCACTTCAAGAGAGCGTGAACGCATCATCAAGCTAATCAAAGAGGTAGTTTCTGAGCATCACGCTAGGGACATTGACAAGGTGCCTAGCGTGTTGTTGATTCAGCTAATTGAGAAAGGAACCAAGTGAGCGAGCTACAGGACATCATCGCAACCAGCTCCATCAAAGCTTTCAATCATGGAGTCAAACACGAGCGAGAGCACATCATTAGGTTGCTGGCAGAAACAAAAGACCAGACCCTTTGCACCTGTCATGGCTGTGAGGAATGGATGAACGCTCTCGACTTTGTAATTGCCAGGATAGAAAACAAGATCCATGACTGACACCGACTACTCATCAGGATTCAACAACGGCAAACGCTATGAGCGTGAGGCCATCCTTGAATACATCGCTTATCATCCAGAGGCTACAGCCGAGGACATCGCTGCCGAGATAGAAGGCAGATACGACTCTGACATGAGAGCGAATCTGGCAGGTGCCAAATGGGACTAAGCATCGAGGAGATTGAGATGAGGCTAGATCTACTGAGCATCCAGCTTGCCGAGCTTGCCAAGATAGTCAATGAGATTGAGGCACAGGCCAAGGCGATTGAAGATGGTCATGTTTAGATCCTCAATGCGAAAATGGGCTAGGCGAAAGCTAAAAGATGCTTGGTACAGGGGGTATGGTGCCGGATACAACGATGCCCACCATGACACGCTTGAGTTCTTTACTGAGGCAGTAATCCGAGAGATACACGAGGATGCAGTCCTAAGCATGACGGCTGACATAGACACACTAGAACGCATTGTCGAAATCATCGAGGCGGTGAGGGACAATGGGGAAACACAGAGGGATAAGAGCGAGGACTAACTGGGCCTTTCAGCTACGCTATTACAGGTACAGGCTTCACTTCTTTATCGGCAGACTTGTCAAGGCTTACATCTCACGAGGCAGACACTAAGGGGGCAGAAATGCTTGAAGGGCTAACACCACCAGTCAAGATTGGTGCTTGTAAGGTTAGGACTCTAATGGAATCACTAGAACCTAAAGACCAAGAGATACTGAAACAGGCAATAAACAATCCAGATTGGCCAACGCTAACCTTGGCAGAGGCACTTACAAAGAGGGGTTTGCTAATCAGCGAATCACCTTTGAGAAAACACCGAGCGAAAAGGTGCACCTGCAATGCTTGAAAACTTAGAGCCAACCCCTAGGATTACGGCCCCGAAGGATTGGCGGCCTGCTGTTGAGTTTGACGGTTTCAACGGCCAGGCTACAACCCCACCGACAACTGGCGACCAGCCAGACTTCACCCAGTTTCTAATAGACCAAGGCTTTGACCCTGAGAGAGTAGAGATCTATGGTCCTGTTAGAACTTCACGCTGGCAACAGCGAGAGGGTGGGGACTGGCTGGTTAGCTGGCGGTTTAACTTCCGCAACAAGACAGAAGCAGACATTGACTTGCCAACGCTTTATGCCCAGGCAAAGCGAGCAGTCAAAGTTGCAAAGCCAAAAGAAAAGAACGACAAAGCTGTTGTTGTCTGTTGGTCAGATGCTCAGACAGGTAAAGCCGGTGACATTAGAGGCGGAACCCCTGAGCTAATCCAACGCATTGCAGAAAAGCAAGCAAGGCTAGATGACTACCTGAAACAAGAAAAGCCAGACCACATCTACTTCCTAAATGTCGGTGACAGCATCGAGGGCTTTGAGTCAGGTGGAAACCCCAACAGAACCAACGACCTCAGCTTGATGCAACAAGTTGACCTTGAGGCAACATTCGAGTGGGAAACCCTAAAGCTACTTGCCAAACACGCACCGATAACAGCAGCCTCAGTCGGCTCTAATCATTGTGCCTGGCGACAAGGCAAGCTCAAGCTCGGCACTCCAACCGATGACTGGGGCATCCACATCCAGCGACAGCTTGCAAGGCTCGCTCAAGAGATAGGTCTGCCGGTTAGATTCTTTGAGCCACAAGCCAACGATGAATCACTTGCCCTAGATGTTTGGGGCGATAACCAGATGATCCTTGGGCTAGTGCATGGACACCAAGCAGCTCGACCTGATGGCATTGTGCAGTGGTGGCGGAATCAATCGCATGGCAACCAGCCAGTCAAAGATGCAGACATCCTGATACATGGCCACTTCCATCATCTAACAGTCAAAGAGTCAGGCAGACGCAACGACCACAGCCGATGGGTTATTCAGTGCCCAACACTCGATGCCGGCTCAAGCTGGTACAGACTTGGTATGGGTGGCGATGACAGCGACCCTGGACTGTTAGTATTCCCTTTAGTCAAGGGCCAACACTTCACCGGCACTGTTTACAAACTCTGAGTTGCCAGATGCTAAAAAATTGGGAAGTAAAGCAGATTGACAATGCAACCGCACAGCAAGTTGTAGTCACTCATCATTACCTGCATCGCAAGGCACCATGCAGTCAGGCCTTTGGCTTGTTTGATAATGCCGGTGAGTTGCGTGGTGTGGTTATGTACGGCACACCCTCAAGCTCATCACTGAGAGCTGGCATTGCAGGTAAGGACCAAGCCAGCAATGTAGTTGAGTTGACTCGGCTCTGGATAGATGACAGCAC